TTTCATAACAGCTTCAGGGAACACTAACATAGCTTCTTGTGCCATAACACCTATAGTAGGTTGGTCAGGGTGTGCAATCTTCTTACCCTCTTCGTTCCAATCCCAAGTGTACATATTTAAACCACTGCCATACTTACCTAACTTAACAATGTTTTCTTTAAGTCTTATGTCACTAATACCCATCATCTGCATTGCAGCAGACGCAGCAGCCTGAGCACCACCTTGTCCCATAGACTGTCCAAAACTACCCATAAACTGCCCACCAATACTATTATTCTTAGCTTCTTGGTTAGCACCCATCATATTAGCAGATGCGTTCATTGCACTAGCAGCAGCATTTTGTCCTCCAACTAATATCTGACCAGCTTGAGCAGAAGCAGCGCCCCTTGCTTGTTCAGCAGTAAGACCAAGTTGCATAAGTTGAACTTCTCTATCAGAAACAGAACCACCAATACCAAACAATCCAGTACCACCAGCTAACAAGTTTGTTGCTCGTTGTTGTTCAAGAGCCTCATTGATACCAAACATACCAGACTCAATAGCAAATGCCTGTTGTTGTTCACCAAGGGCTTGTTCTCTAGATTGGGCAGCTAGGTTAGCTAACGTCTCAGATTGCGCTCTACCGAGTCCATATGCGTCAGGGTTTACCATACCACCTGCACCTGCTCCAGCAGCCTCTCCTGCAAGCATAAGCCCCATACGACCACTACCAAATAAGTCTGACTGTAGTTGTTGTCTTTGCTGTGCAAAAGCTGGTTCTAGTAGACCTGCCTGTTCAGAGTATATATCAGCAGTACGACCTTGTAAGTCTCGCTCAAACTCAAAAGGAGTTACCTCTCTTCCAAATGCTTCAGGTACTTCTTGTAATAACCCTTGCGCACCAAGGTAGGACTCTTGTTGAATACCTTTAAGGGGTTCTGATAAATCAACAGAGAAAGCATTTTTACCTTTATCCCATGTAGTACTGCCTGTAGTAGTAGCTAAAGTGTAAGGCTTAAACTTAGCCTCCTCAGCAGCTTTCATTACATTCTTGTTTATCTTTACATTAGTAGACTGAGTATTGCCAAATAAAGCACCACTTAACCCTCCTCCACCACTACCCATTATACTATCTCCTCTACTGGTAATTCATAGAACATAAAACGGGATTCAAACCCATCTTCTTTAAAGACTTTACCCCAACCTTTTCTACCTTGTGACTCAATAACTTCACACCCAGTTGATTTAGCAAAGCCTTGTATTGTTTTTAACATATCTTCTTTCCAAAGTTCTAACTCTATACCACCAGTAAAAACCATATCTAATACTTTTTTCTGTGGGTATTGAGTAGGTTGAGTTACAACAAAGCCATAGATTTTATCTTCTTTATGCGCTATCCATAACTGTTGATGCGAGTTATTTTTTATATTGTTTTTAATGTCTTGTGCTGTAAACCTACCATAGGTGTATTTAGCACAACCTTCTAGATAATCTTTTATTTTATAATAAATAGTATCTACGTCTTGATTAGGGAAATGTGTTATTTTCATACTAGGCTGTACGCTTCCACATATATACAGTAATGAAAGGCTGATAGTTTTGGTTTGTACCGCTTACACCTTCATTATCAATAGTGATAACATGGTCATGTGCCCCAGCACTAGCTGTCCTACCAGAACTATTACCTGTATTCTCAGTAAACTCACCACTCTCATCATTATCAGTAGAACCACCCCCAGTTTTAGCTATTAAGTTATGGAAGTGGTTTCCCTCCGCCGCAGAATCAGCAGTGTGATTATGTTCTACCACTACGCTATCAGCAGTACCGCCAGTTTCTTCTGCGGAGTCCATAAGAGGGTTGCTACTGTCCAAGCTAATCATAACACGCCCAGCACCAAACACTACCCAAGTACCAAAACCTAATAAGGTGGCTGGGTTAGTGCCGTTACTTGCGTTAGTATAAATAGTTCCTACTGGGTATAAAGCCCGTATTGCTACTGTAGCAAAATTAGTAGTAGCTAATTGTGTTGTGCTTGTACCAACCGGAGCAGTAGGAGCAGTAGGTGTACCTGTTAGTGTAGGACTATTTATATCTGCCTTGGTGTTTACCGCAGTTTGAATAGCGTTATACTCATCATTGATTTCTGTACCACTTACAATTTTTAAAGGGTCGCCTGTCAATAAGGCATCCTTAGAAGCAAAGTCTGTGGCTTTTACATAGTTACTCATATCTTATAATACCTTTATTGTGTTTTTCCAGATTTAATAAATACATCTACTCTTTGAATACTAAGAGGCGCGCCATTAATTTCTGTTTCAAAACCTGCTTGTAACACCTTGCCACTACCACCCACAGAATTACTAACTGTTGCGATACCCACCCCACTAGAATACTCTGCTGCTGTATATTCATCTATACCATAGTAGTAAGGTGTGCCTTCTCCTTTAATAACATAGGTATAACTAAAATAATTAGTGGAGTAATCAAAGCCTAGTTTAGTTACAAAGGTTTGGTTGTCTGGTGCAATCAATGTTATACTTAGTCTCTTGGCTATCTTAGTAACATTACTGTTACCTAAATCAAAGTAGTTAGTGTAATACTTAAAGTTAAATGAACTGCCGTTATCTTGAGAACCAAAGTATTCAGCCAAGCCATTAGATTGACAGAACAATAACTTGCGTTCATCAGCATCATAAATAAAATTAGTATGCGATATACCTAACCACTTAGTAATTCTTAAAGCACCATCAGGCAGTGGTGTCTTAGTATCAAAAGCATATATAATATTAGCACTTGGAAAATATAGTAGGTAGAAAGCAAAGTTAGGGCAGTACACAGCTTTAATGTTAGTGTCTGTACCTTCATTCTCTACTAACGTAATCAAGTCATCACGTATGTTTTTAGATAAATCTCTTAGTGGTTGTGACTTCTCTTGAATAGTTCTACCTAAAGACCTAACACCTGTAGAAGATAGGAACATAATATCATCACCTAAGTTCTGTATAGTGTTGTGAGATATGCAACCAATACCTTCAATAGTCTCTACTAAAGATAAAGTAGTTACATCAAAACTAGCCTCAAAACTATCTGTGTCTTGAAACAACATGATAGAGTTTTTACAGAATACTACTAAGAAACCATTGTGTGCTCCTAGTCCAGTAATAACATCACTGTTCTTAGCAAATGTACCAGCTATGTTTAGTTGTCCAGCACTACCTGAACCCCACTTAGTACCATCTAACAAGTCAGAAAAGTATATAGTTGTTTTATTTGTTTCAGTTACAGCAGCCCACAATCGACCATAAGCAGACATTACTATACTAGCTTCTGGGGGAGTACCATCATAACCAGCAAAGGTATCTATTGTTTTAAATACTTCTGATGAAGTTTCGTTTGTATATACTAGGGGTTTGTATTCTTCTTGAAAGAAGTATGTTCTGTCATTAAGAGTAGCAGAAGACCAGTTTCCATCTTCTATTGTATCTGTAGTAGTAGGAGTTATAGGTATTAAATTTTCTAAGCCTTTGTAAAAAGTATCTTCACTCCAAGACAAGTTTAACTTAAGTCCTGCTAGGTCTGTAAAGATATGAGTACCTAATAAATCAACATTAGCATTATCACCTATAACACCACTAAGTTGTGTAGTTTGATATCTCCAGCCCTTACGACTGCCTAACCTACCATACTTATCTATTACACAGTTATCGGCTTGTAGGGCAAAGCCAGCTTCCAAGGTTACGCCAGACTCTTGAGTATTAAGACCAAAAAATCCTGGGGCTACGATTGATGCAGGTTGTAAAGGTTTAGCCATTATAAGTCACCGTACTAGAAGTTTCTTCCACAGTTAAAATACAACTAACACCAGTAGAACCAGCATTACCCCTTAGTTCATAGCCAGACTCTAGCATTACATAACCACCATTCATCTCTAACTCGATGTAGTCACCTGAACCTAAAGACTTAGACCCCAATACAACTATATCTACATCATTAGATATTTCTAAGTGTACGTTACTTACAGTAGAACCAGCACCATTAGACACAAAAGCTAATATCCATTTGGCTCTAGTGTTAGGTGGTACAGTATACAATAACGCTGTACTATCAGTAAGAGCAGCAGTAGTTAAGTTCTCTGTTAGTATGCTCTTAGCCCGCATTAGTGAGCCACCCAGATAATTTCTTCAGGGTGCTTACCACAGTCCAATGTGATAGCATCTGATAGGGCACGTTCTGCTATAGCGTAGGCAGTAACAGGATTGACACCACCATCTTCACCACGTTCCTCAATAGCCATAGCATAGGCTAATAACTCTACAGGTTTAAATGGAATTTTAATAGTGTCTGACTCTGCTTCTAAGTCAGGCTGACGTTGTACTATGTTAAACCGTAACGTGTAAGTATCATCAGGTATAGGATATAAATCTACTTGAGTATCTCCATCAGAACTAATACCATTAAAACTGTAGTAGTAAGGAGAACCTGTAGCTGGGTCAGAGTTTAAAAACAACCCATTAAAACTATGAGCCTCTTTATATTGAAGGAAAAAATTATCAGTATCATTAATTACATCTAACACATCAAAGTTATTTTGACTACCATTTAACTCATAACTAAAAATACCAGACGTAGTAGTTGCCGTTAGCGTAGTACGTAAAGCAGACCATTTCCATGCTTCCTCCACAACTTGTTTAGCGTCATTAACGAATACACCGATAAGAGCAGAGTAAGGGGTTTCTTCTACAGACGTAACTGTCCTCTCTCTTAATCTCTTTAGGATTTTATTTACTGTTTCTAAATAAGTCATAGTTATTATTTACTTCCTAAAATAAATTTTATTTATTGTATCATATTTTGAATAGTTTGTCAAGTCTTTATTTGACTTTATTTCTTCCAGTTAGCTAAACCCTTGATTCCAAAGGAAGCTGCTATTGCGGCTGCTAGAAAACCTTTGTAGTATTCTGGCATTGAGTTTAAAACTGCGAAACCCTCTTGAATGTAGGGTACTAAGCTGGGGATGAACGCACCAATCATAGGTATAGAAAGTACAATGACGAACCATTCGTCCTTCCATGATGTCTTGCTACCTTCAGCCATCATCTTTTCCCAGTTCTCTTCGGACTGCATAGCTTTAATCTTTACTTCCTGTTTAACCTTTACCTCTTCTGCTTTACCTTGCATCCATGTAGTAGCTAGTCCCCCAACAATCTGAAGTAGTTGTATCATAAAGTTTTCCTATTAAAATACAAAGTTAAAAGAAACACCAAAGGTATAGGTTACTTGTGTTGCGGTTACATAAAAACTTACTGTCACTTATCTGCCTTGTTATCTAGTTTGTCTTCGATACGGTTAAGAGTATCTTTAATGTCAGCTAAAGCTATTTGAAAATCATCGCGTCTAAGATATACGTTAGGTATGTTACGCTCTATCTGCTGAATGTCTAATCTTAACCTACTAATAGCATCCCATACAGCCCTTAGATACCAGCCGACAAAGATAGATATTAGGGCAAAGGTTGCGTTAAATAAATCTTGAAATTCCATGTAATAACTACCTCGGAAGTAATGCTTTTAGTTCTTCTTGGTTAGATGCATTGTCCATAGCAACTTGTAATACTTCATCTTCTTCACGTATAACTTGACGAGAAGCCTCAGCAGCCTCAGCCTCTGTGGGGATAGTAGCTTTAATATCTAGTGGTGCAAACTTTTCACTACGTACTGCCCTGCGTACACCATGAGCAATCTCTTTAGCTTTATTCATATTTGTTTTAATCATTTTTTGATTTCCTTTTAAGAGGGTTTATCTAAATATACAAGAACTTATGTATTCAGCATCCCTATAAGCGCCATCTTGCCTTTCAATACTAATATAATAGCTTGAAGAATCATTCCGTCTTGCGTGTGCTATTCTTGTGTCTCCTTCTGTAGCATCTTGTGCTGTTGCTAAAGTAGCATAGTTATTATCAGTCATACTGGTTGTTAAGTTTACTGTATACAGCCCTGTTCCTCTATCCGTAATAGAACTTACATTACCACTATCCCTAATAATTATAGAACCAACAGCATAAAAGTTTACCCAAGAACGACAAGCATATACTGGAGCAGAACCACTAGCATTAAACAGTGTTAAAGCATCTGAGTCTGTATAAAAACCAGTCCCGGTATCAAAGTTATCACTTCCTCTAAGCGTACTAGCCATTATTTAAAACTGTTAGAAACAGCCCCCACACCATTAGCACTACCAATGTTAGAATCTACTTCCCAAGCATCCCTAAAGGTACGGTCAGATGGTACTGTGTCAGCATCTACTATCCAGTATTCAACACCAGAAGGTACATCTTTAGCTGCTATCTCTTCAACAGTGTGCTCTTTTAAAGCGTCATCAGATGGTACAATAATTGCAACACCACCTTCAGTTGTTCTGTAAATAATTCTTCTACTCATTTTTTTGTTTTCCTTTATCTAAAGACTGTTGTCAATATTGTTAAATTACTCATTTTATTAGTCTCCGAAACACGCCACATAAACATCTGAAGTGTCTCTGCCAGAGCCGGTACTGGTGGCGTTACCGACCTTGACACTTGATGTTGTTGTTGGAGAAGAAGAAGATAGCGCCAGTCCTACGTCACCACCTACAGTAATCCTGCTAATGCCGACTGCTGCAAAGTCAGCGCTTGAAAATGGGACTGTTACGTTTACTGTATAACTTCCTGTTCCTCTATCTGTAATACTAGAAACATTATACGAATTACGTATAGCTACAGTGCCAGTGCCATCAAAGTTTACCCATGCTTTACATAATTGTGTGTCTTGATTCGTAAGTGTGTCTACTGTTAAATTACTCATTAGATGCCTCCAAAAATAGCTACACTTGCTGTAATAGGGTCTACGTCAGTATTGGTAGTACCCGCTTGATATTGACCCACAGTAACCCCTATAGATGATGTCGTTATTTCTCCACTTTTAGGTTTTGCTATGTTAGGATTACCATCGTCTTGAAATGACATTGCATAAGAATAGTTTGCATTTGAAAAGGTATTTGTGAAATTAACTGTATAATCTCCAGTTCCGTTATCAGTAATAGAACTTACATTGCCACTATCTCCAATAGTTACTGTGCCCGCACCATTAAAGTTTACCCAAGCAGTACACGGAAAATACTCTCTAGTACCTGCTTTATTCTTTATTGTATCTACCTTTAATGTACTCATTAAATTACCACCCAATTTGAGCCTGTTGGAACTGTAACTGTAATGCCTGTGTTAATAGTAATATCGCCTGTAGACATTGCATTTTTACCACTTGTTATTGTATAATCAGTCGTCACAACTTGGTCGTTCTCTACAAAGACAGCATCAGTACCTCCACCTGTAGCACCACCTCCACCACCACTTGTAACATCATCCCAAGAAGTAACAGTACCATCAGTAGTTAAAAACTTACCAGCGTTTCCAGTTTGACTGGGCGTATAACTAGCAGCAGTTACTGCACTGGCTGCAGCAGCAGTAGCTGAGTTAGCTGCGTTTGTCGCAGATGTACCAGCATTGGTTGCCGATGTAGCTGCATTTGTTGCACTTGTAGTTGCACTGGAAGCTGATGAACTTGCACTAGTAGCACTAGAAGCTGCATTGGTTTCCGATGTGCTGGCATTAGATGCGCTTGTAGAAGCCTCAGAAGCCTTTGTAGTAGCCGTTGATGCACTATCCGCTGCACTACTAGCACTGGAGGATGCAGAACTGGCAGAGGAGCTTGCAGACGTTGCTGAAGTTGCCGCATTGGTTTCACTTGTACTGGCATTGGATGCTGAAGTAGAAGCATTGCTTGCTGCTGTTGATGCAGTTGATGCACTACTAGATGCACTTGTAGCAGAAGTTGATGCACTTGTTGCACTGTTTCCTGCACTAGTTTCGCTGGTGGCTGCATTGGTAGCTGATGTAGAGGCTTCCCCAGCCTTAGTAGTTGCTATTCCAGCCTGTGTAGTTGCTGTACTTGCCGAACTACTTGCTGATGTAGCAGATGCACTAGCATTAGTCTCTGCTGTTTCTGCACTAGCTTGTGCTGTCTCTGCTGCTGTCTGTGCAGTCTGTGCTGCCGTTGCAGAAGTTGACGCATTAGACGCTGATGTAGAAGCACTGGTAGCAGACGTAGCTGCATTAGTTTCTGAAGTTGCTGCATTAGTTTCGCTAGTAGCAGCATCACTAGCTGAGGAACTTGCATTGGTCTCTGAGGTACTAGCATTAGATTCAGAAGTAGCAGCATTACTAGCACTTGTTGCAGCGTTAGATGCAGAAGTAGCTGCTTCATTTTTATGTTGGTTAGCATCTTGTACTAACTCTGTTACTTCGTTTATGGTAGCGTCAGAAGTAGCGTCTCCTGAACCACCTGAACCTCTGTATATACTCAAAGCAAGTCTCCTAAATATTCTGTATGTATGTGTAGATTAAAAGAATAAATACAGGGGGCAATTAAGCCCCCCATATCGTTAGTGCTTACTAAGCTGGAACAGCTACAACAAGTGCAGACTCAGGTCGTAAAACCTGTGTACCGTAAAGAGTGTCAGAAGTAAACAAGTTACTTAAGTACTCTTGCTTGTATTGAGTTTGTGAACGTACGCCCATTTGCTCTGCAAATACCATTGCATCTTTATGACCAATGATAGCACCTTTAGTATCAACAGCTGAAGCTGTGTTAGCAGCAGCAGTTTCAATTACAGGACAGTTAGAACTAACGTAAACATCAATACCGTACAAAGTACCGATTTGACCATTCATAACACCACGACCATCTACGAAGTCGCTAGAGTTGTAACGGTCAATACCCATGATAGTTTGACGAACACTAGGTGGGATTACAATAAAACGACCTTCCATAGGAGTATCGTTATCATCTAGTTGCTTGATAAGTTCACGGAAAGCTAAATCAGTGAATACATCAGTAGCAGCAACAGTATCTTCTGCGTAAGCAGCAATACCGTTAGCAGCATCTACATAGAAGCTGTTGCTATGAGTCCAGTCAGAACCATCACCATCACCTAGTGATTTACCTAAATCAAACAAATCATCATCAACTTGTTTTGCTAAAGCGTAACCAGCATCATCTGTGTAGAATTTACGCATAGAAGCTAGTGCTTGTACATCAGTAATATCTTCGATTAAACGAGAGTATTCGTAATGTTTGTTGACGGTGACTTGTACTTCTGATTCTGTAGCAGCAATCAAAGTTACTTGAGACTCTGCACCTTTAGCAGAAGCAGAACCACGGGTAGGTTTAGGGATATGTAAAGTATCACCTTTCTTACCAGACATTGGCATTTTATTTACCAAGTTAGCAAGTACCAAGTTAGATTTATAAGCAGCTACAATCTCATCACTCCATAACTCTGGAATGAAAGTTGCGCCAGTTGTGTTTGTTACATGATTTGAACCAAGTGCCATTATATTTTACCTTTATAAAAATTTAAGATTATCGCACCCTACCTTCTGAATATGCCAGTGTTAATTCATCAGACAATTCTAAGTAGCGTGCAGGATTAGTTTGCATTAAGTTAATAATATCAGACCGCCGATAGATTTTCTTAGATTTACTTTCTCCAGTTCCTTTAGCAGAGCCAGAAGAAGCAGCCTTACGCTGTTGCCCTCTATCTTTTTCAACAACTTCCTGTGCTTTTGTAGATGCCTGGGTTCGTTCTTTCCAAGTAGAAAGAAGTTCATCTGCTGCATCAAAGTCAAAGTTACTGTCAGCGCGTTGTAAAAGTTCTGTCCTTACTTTAGAAGCCTTAATCCAATTTAGGAACTCTTCCGATGTAGCAGTTTCCATAAAGTTAGGATGTGCTTGTTCCAATCTATTCATAGAATCTCTACGAGCCATATCTATCTTCATCTGTTTAATTTCTTGAATATCAGAATTAGATGATATAGATTGTTCAATAGCTTCTTTAGGTTTTTCAAAGAAATCAATCTCTTCAACCTTAGCTTGTTTTTCGTGGGTATTGTTGTCGAGGTTTGTTTTAATGAAGTCGTCTACAACCTTACGAAGTTCTCCTACTTCTGAACTTTGTCTACCAACTAGCTTTTCAGCTTCTTGATGCATCTGTACAATTTCTGCTACAGACTTATCTTTATATTTATCTGGTAGGCTATCTTCTTCTTTAGGTTGCTCTTCTACTACTTGTTCTTGTTCAAGGTTGTCCTCTACGGATTCTTGCTCTTCAAACGTAGAAAGCTCTTCGCCTTCTTGTAGATTTTCTTCGTTAAATTCCTCTGGTGTATCTAGTATTGTTGCCATTATATTATAAACTCCGTACTCTTAAATAAGTATTGTGGAAAATTAAAAAGTTATTTCTTAGCGGCTTTCGAGTGTTCTCTTGCCCACTTCATAGTTGCACCCGGATAGTCTCCAGATACAGCATCTAATACAAAAGAACATTTAGAAATTACCCGCATTGCATCTTGGTCACATTCAGGACACTTTATAGTCTGTGTTTCAGAATCTATAAAGCGTTCAGTAATATGTCCGTTTGAGCATTTAAAGTCATAGATTCTATTCGCCATTAACGGCTTCCCTCTCGCCAATTAGAATAGAGTCGTACGCTGCCCTGACCATATCTTCCATGTTGATTAAAGTATTTAAAACGTAAAGTTGTCCTTGTGTTTGATACAAAGTCTTTTCATCTGCAATAGCTTCAATCTGGAAGTTATCCTTATCTACTTGAACTTGCTCCATAAGCTGTGACCAGCCATCTGTGTTAAATAAGTCAAAGTAGTTTTCGTAATGTTTTACATTTTCTGGTGTCATACATTCTCCCAATAGGTGTATGTGTAATTAAGTTTATTTTTTAGCTGTAGCCTTTTTTGTTACTGGTTTAGGTTTATTAGCTTTTTCTAAATCTGAAATACGCTTGTCTATCGCTTGCAGGATGTTGTTGATTTCTATCAGCACCCCATCAAGTTCTTGCTTAGTTACCATTAGGTCTCCTCATTTGCATTTCAACAATATCTTCTTTTACTTTTAACTCTTGCTGCTTCAAGCTAAGTTCTGCCATCTTGACAGCTTGCGCAAACTCATCAGGTGGTAGGGTCTTAGCAATAGCATCAATACGGTCAGTCTCTTCAGCTACAGGTAGCAACTGTGTCTCAACATTGTTTTGTTGTACTCGACTTTGTATCTCTGCATTTTGTAATTGAATTTGTTGCAAGTTAGCCTTAGCAATCTCAAGTTCAAACTGCTTACGAATAAGCTCTTCTTGTTGTGCTTCTGGGTTTGGTTGATTAGCTTGCTCGATACCTGCAAGGATTTGTTCCCGCTTAGTAAGGTTCATAGACTCAACAATAGATTGAACTAGGAAGCTGTACATAGGGCTTTCTGCTGGCATAGTTTGGAGGAGTTGTACTAGTTGTGTTACCTCATACTCACGAGCAATGATGCCGAGAGAACTAGAAGCTATAAACTTACGGTCTTGTGCTTTGTAAAGTTGTGGGTCAAACTGCATATAACGATGTGCAGCTTTAGTAACGAATGGGATTAGGAAGTTATCTTGGAAGTTAAGCAGTGTACGCTTGTGACGCTTAATAATCGCACCTAAAGACATAGAGATACCAGCAGCAGTTGCCTCACCGTTCATAGCGTTCTGCATACCAGCAGTATCTACTGCACCTGTGGCTTGCTGTACCATGTTTTGTAACTGTGCACCTTGTGTAAAGGTAATATTATCTACAGCACCAAACTTAAATGGCTGTAATATCTCTGCTGGATTACCGTTAGTAAGCAGTGTCTTGCCAGGACGTATCTCAAACTGAGAGCCTCTAGGCATACGACTAGCATCTACTGCCATCATAGGGTGTACAGTAAGTGCAAGAGCGTCTATACGCGCACGTAACTCTGTATCTAAGGCTTTTTGGCTGTTGTAACCCTTCTCACAGATGCCACGACCCCAGAATTTACTAGGTACTGCATCCCATTTGAACGCTACAATAGGTCTATCTTGCATCATAAACGGGTTAGCTACCACTTTTAGCAGTGTATCTCCGTTAGCAATCACTACCATAGCTTCAATATAGCCAGATTCTTTCTCTTCTGTCTCACCTAGTGCTACAGCAATCTCATCTTCTTCTAGTTCTTCACCTTCTGCCTCATCAAACAGGGCTTTAGGAACTAATCCGTAGTAACGAGTAAGACGAACCCTATCATCTACGTTTACTGTAATGTCTTGGTCAGGTTCAAGGTCATCATCTGCAGCAATAGTCTCTACAACTACGTCACGATAGACTTCCTTCTCAATATCCATCTCTACTTGGTGTAGTGGTACGTACATATCTACTGCACAACCCAATGCCTCTTCTATAGATGTAGCTAAAGGGTCAATAAGGAAGTTTTGTGGCATGATAGGACGTAGCTTAACTAAGAATCTATCACGCTCTAAAACACCTACAGCTTGCATCTGCCCATCTGGGGTAGGTTGCATAGCTGGTACACTTTCTTTGGTCTCTTCAATGTAGACTTCACCAATACCAGTACCGTAGATAGCAGCATTAAGTAAACATTCTGAAACACAAGTTCTAGCTTTAGCGAAGGTCATGTCCTCAGCTAGTTGATTCTTTAAAAACTCTATGTCCTGAGAGCCTGTAGGATCTTGCATATCGTCTTTAATATCGAACCAGCTACCTCTACCAAAGGTTGCCTCTTCTACCTCAGCTACAGACGATTCTACTGCTTGCTGTAGTGCAGGTGTAATGATACGAGAGCGTTCAGTTTGTCTTAGGCTATCTTCCTTAGACCAGATACCACGCCATAATCTGTAATACTCTTCATGTGATACACGATAGTTATCGTCATAGTGGTCACGCCACCCTTCACATTTATCCATAACCCATTGCTCTAGGGTAATGTTGTTCAATAGGTTATCTTCATTTTCCATACATTAATATCCTGCAATAGGGTCTATAAATTCAAATTCATCTTCATACTCTATATCATACGAGTAACTAACTTTAGCTAGTTGGTCTATGTACGCTAGGGAGTCGATAAGGTCATCGTGAACTAGGGGGTTGGGGAACTGGAATAATTCATCTAGGAACTCTGCGTTCCATTCTCCAGTGTTGAGAGTGATAGCACCATTTTCAAACCTACCTTGTAAGCCCCAAATGACCCTATCTACTTTTCTTTTGTTGCCGTGTGTTAGTTCTTCTACACGAAAGAACTTTTGTCTAGACTTTTGTAAGTCCATAAGATAGGGGAGTACAGCGTTCTTTAACGCCCCCTTCTCAATACCAACAGAGATAGGTTCATACTTTAGTACAGTTTTGAATATCTTCTCTGCTGTCTTTTTAACATCCCACCTGCCGTAGACTAACTCCTCTACGTACCACCCTTCTTCATTTACTTTAACAACGCTAATAGCCGTTTGGTCAAGTTTCTTAGCTTTTGATGTATTAGCTTTAGATACGTCTGCAAAACCAGCCAAGTCAATAGAAATGTAATAGTCCCCAATTTCTGGAGCTTCTTCACTAAACTTAATCCACTCTTCTTTGAATAGTTCACTACCTTGTGCCTCAAACGATGCCATGAACTCCTGCCTAAACGCAAAGGAACTCATAGTCTTTTTAGCAGCTTCTATCTCTTCTTCTGCTAGTAGGGGATTGTCATACGAAGTAAAGTGCCAAGACTCTAGTGTAGGGTCATCCCCTAACTCAGCTTGTTTAAACAACTCATAGAAGTGGTTACGACCCATAGGAGTACCGATAAACAAAGCACTACCACGTTGGTCAGCTAGGGCAGGACGAAGGATTTGGTCAAACACCGCTGGTTTCATATCAGCGTATTCATCCAGTACTAAGAACTTAAGAGACACACCACGCATAGTCTCTGGTCTATCTGCACCTTTCAAGCTAATGGTAGCCCCATTAACCAATGTAATCTGTAGGTTGTTAATATGACTAGACTTGATTACTGGATGTCCTAACTCTAATAGAGTAGTCCACATAATATCTCTTGCTTGCCCTTGTGTGGGGGCTACGTAGAAAACATGACCCTTCTCTAGCTGTAGAGCATTTACGATAAGTAGCCAAGCAGCTAGTCTGGATTTACCAGTACGTCTACCAGCAGCTACTATCTTAAATCTAGTTTCACTATTCCAAACATCTTGTTGCCAAGGGAGTAGTTTAATACTGAGGTCGTTACTCATGTAACTGTAGACTCAAACCCTGTGATGTTTAAATTTACTACTTGTTCTGGAACAATTAGATTACGAAACCACTGTTCCCTTTTCTTTTCAGCTTCCTTTGGAGAGCCTTTCCAGTGCCATTTAATCCATGCCTCATCAGGACTAATAGCACCACTAACTAAATCATTTAACTTTGTTTCTGGTGCTTCACTTTTATCAGCCAAGAAAATAATGTCTTGAGTATCTTCTGACAACAAAGAGAAGTCAGGATCTTGTTGAGATAATACTTTTCTGTCTGATTCTGGTAGGTCTTTTATTGAAAAGTTATTTTTCTTTAAAAACGATTTAAGTCTATTTGTTGCTGTTTTATTTGTTGCAGAGCCTTTAGACGTTTCGTATTGATACTTACCCCTACCAATTCCTTTTGGAGAATCTCCTTGGGTTCTAGTAGGAATGTTATTAGATTCTATTTGCCCAACAGAGTTACGCCAGTTTTCAAAGACACTAATTTGATCAGGATTCCAATTTCTTTTCCCTGCTTCTTTAGCTAATAAAGTATAGTAATCAGCCATTATCGTTATCTATAACCTCTCCGTCTATTATATTCTCTACCTCAGTAACACCCGAAATAGTTATGTTAATGCTAGGTTTGTCCCCACCACCCGTACTAGCATCAAACGAAGATAGTGGCATAAGTCTATCTACTAGAAGTTTCCAAGCAGCAGCTTGATGTTTATGCTCATCATCTAGAGCAGCATCTAGTATAGTATCTAAAACCTTACGAGACTTGGGGGACGCTAGAAGCCTAGCCTTGTACTCATCCATTATAGCTTTATCACCCGGAGGTCTACCGGGAGGTCTAGCTCCTTTCTTCTTGGACTGTACTAATGCTTTAGGTGGTCTACCCCTCTTCTTAGGGACTTTAACTTCTTTCTTTCTTTGTTCCGAGTAATCAGACAATACTACCCCCTTAAAGGATATTGCTTATAATGTACCTTAGTAAATTTCCCCAGTAGATATAATAATTACTAATAATTAAACCTAACTGGGTAATATACCTTAGAAAGGTGGTATTATATCATAAATCATTTAGTTTGTCAAGCATTAATTTATAAGCTACTGTAATTATTATACATTTAGTTTACAGTACTAGTAAATTTCCTAGAATCTGCGCAAGGTGTTATCTTTCTTCCTTTTCTTATAATATTTAATTAGATAACTTTAGGTTTATATTTCAATACGTTACGATATAATTCCACTCGTCTAGTTTTTTATAGATAGATATGCAAAAATCCCCCCCTTT